ATCATGTGCTTGCCCCGATTGAGCGGTTCTATAACAGTGGCAAACAGCGCGAAACGCGATTCGGTCGGAAGGCTCGGAACGTCTGATGCCGCCATTCAATTTTACCAAAGTTCCAGGGTTAGACTATACCCTTGAAGTAAGAACAACCAATGCGGGTCGATGGTATACAACCCCACAGGGTAAGTGCTATCCCTCAGCCTCTTCGGTGACTGGTATCCTCTCACGCGAGGCGATTGCCAAGTGGCGAGCGAAAGTGGGGGCTGAAGAAGCAGATCGTAAAACAAAGGCTGGCGCAGACCGTGGCACCCTCATTCATTTTCTCGCTGAACGGTATCTCCTCAATACACTCACTCCCGATGATCGCATGGGACTCCTGCCCTACCACAAAGAACTGTTTTTACAAATCAAGAGAGAACTTGATAGGCATATTGCAGAAGTGTTTTGTGTTGAGCAATCCTTATACTCAGATCGGTTACGCCTTGCGGGTCGTTGTGATGCGATTGTGATTTGGGATGGCGTGTTATGTGTCCTTGATTTCAAAACTGCGGCATATGTCAAGCCTGAAGCATGGGTCTTGAATTACTATGTGCAGACCTCCGCGTATGCAGAGATGTTTGAGGAGCGCACGGCACTTCCAATCAACCATGTGGTGCTGTTGACTGCGATTGAGGGGCAATCCTTCCCCTCCATTAGTATGAAGAAGAAACATGAGTATCTTCCGGTGCTAGATCAGTGCATCGCCACCTATTACAGGGAACAGGGGGAAGTATGAACCATATCTTGTTTATCGTTATTATGACTGCTGCGTTATTGTTCGGACCTGAGTTGGGTGTTGAACAAGCCCAGTTAGTTGACCTGACTCGCACAAACTTGGTGGAGTGGAATTACAATGTATCCAAAACGATCAAGGAAGAGAAGTGTTTGACGGAAGCCATTTACTACGAAGCGGGAAACCAGTCTGAGATCGGCAAGGAAGCGGTAGCCTTGGTGATCTTGAATCGTGTGGGGCAGAAGCACCGACCAAAGACAATCTGTGGCGTGATCGCGCAAGCCCATGTGATTGAGGATAGAAAGATTTGCCAATTCTCGTTCTTTTGTGAAACAAAACGCAAGCCTATGAAGGAGACCTGGAACCAGTCACAGCAAGTGGCTCACAGGGTCTTGACAAACTACTGGAACCGTGATATAATATCACAGTATCAGGATGCGGTTTATTATCACGCACGATATGTCCACCCCAAGTGGGCGAAACACAAAGTTCGTGTTGGCATGATAGAGGATCATATTTTTTACAAGGAACCACAATGAATACCGCATGCTCCTGGTCCTCTGATGGGTGTTGGGAAACATCCTGCGGGGAGTCATTCACTATCAACGATGAGATGACACCAATGGAATGCGGTATGTGTTTTTGTTGTTTCTGTGGCTTACCTTTAGTCCAATTGGAGGAAGCATGAATGACGCAGTGACCAACTGGGCGTTTTATATCATTCTGACAGTGATGTGTGTGGTGTCTTTTGTCGCCACATGGAAATTGATGGATTTTATTTTTGGAGGGTCATAAGATGGCAAAGCTAGGTAACGGAAGTGCAACAGAGAGTTTGACAGAGGAACAACAGAAGAAGCTGGCAGCAGCCTTGAAGAATGCGTCCGACAGCATGATGCGTGCTGAGGGAGAATCTGAGTATCTTCGGGAGACGATCAAGAAGATCGCCGAGGAATTGAAGATTCCTAAGAAGATGGTCAACGTGATGGCAAAGACGTATCACAAGCAAAACTTTGAGGAAGTGGTCGCTGAGAACGATCAATTCCAGAAGCTCTACAAGACAGTGGTGAAGTAATGGCTCCCCACACAATGCCCATAAAAGAAGTGCTCGCAGCAATGGATCAATTGATTGCCATGTTGACACTTCTCAAAGCAGACCTCAAGAGGCTTGAGGAAAAGAAATAAAATGCCCACGAAAGAAGAGATCAACAGTTTCAGCCGAGGGTTGCGTGATACGGCAGAACGTAGACACGTTACCCTTTGGGAAGCCGTGTGTATGCACTGTGATACGACTGGAATGGAACCGGAGGTAGCCGCGTCATTACTGACTAAAGACGTGTTAGCAGATTTGACGGTAGAAGCACAAGACCTGAACCTTTTGAGGGTGCGGGGAAGGAAAGCGGGGAGACTCCCGATCTAATTATGACAGGGTTTGATGTTGCACAAGTCTATATGGCATTGAAAGCTCACTACTCCTCTGGTTCTTATGATTTCTTCAAATATAACGGCAGAGTGAAATGGCTCAACCCTGATCGGTTTGAACACCATAAAGACAAGTGGCAGTTCCACAAACTCTCCAAACTCTACCCTGACCGCGAGGCTTGCACCTTCTTTATCGCCTCCAATTTCTTTGAGTCTGGTGATGTCTGGATTCGCACGCTGTTTACGGAAGATGCTAAGAACATCTACCTTGAAAAGCTGCGGATCAAAGAATCGCTAGAATACCTCGTCATGCAGGATGTCGAGAAAATACGAACGGGCATGCTGTTGACGAGTGAGCAAAAACTTTCACGTATTCCCGAATTCAAAGATTACTTGACGGTGAAGGATGGGCAGAACCCCGCCTTGCTGAACCTCGCCTACCGCAATGAACTCCCCAAGGAGACGATAGTAGCCTTGAATGCCGCGATAGGATTCCTGCCGGTTTGGGAGAAGAAAATCGCTGACAGCATCATATTCCCTTCATTCAAACACCGCTGCCTTGCCTACGAACCCTTTTTGAAAATAAATGTAAAAAGTTTGCGAGAAAAGCTCAGAATGGAATTGACAAACACCTAAATAAGTGGTATAATTGTTCCTTATATGTGGTTCCCACATTATCCAACCATAGGAGGTTTTTATGTCCACTACACCTGTAGTTCCTGTCACGTTTGCTGCGCTTCTTCGTAAGCGCGGGTCCGTTGCTCACCTTGCCAAGGCTTTAGAAGCCACCACTAAGAAAACCAAAGAAGATGATCGCTTTTGGTCGTTGACGGTTGACAAAGCCGGAAATGGTCATGCCGTGATTCGTTTTCTTGATGCTCCCTCACAAGACGGTATCGATGGCTTGCCATTTGTGCGTCTCTTCTCCCATGCAGTCCAAGGTCCCGGCGGATGGTTGATTGATCTATGCACCACCACGATCAACAAGGATTGCCCAGTTTGCGAAGCCAACAAACTGTTGTGGAATTCGGGCATTGAAGCCAACAAGAAGGTCGCCAGTTCTCGTAAGAGAAAGCTGACCTACATTTCCAACATTCTTGTGATCGCTGACCCTGCCAAGCCAGAGACGGAAGGCAAAGTGTTTCTGTTCAAGTATGGAACAAAGATTTACGAAAAGTTGGATGCCAAGTGGAAGCCCGATCCAGAATTCAAGGAAACACCTGTCAATCCAACTGACATGTTTGAAGGCATGAACTTCAAATTGAAGGCACGCATGGTCGCCGGATATCGTAACTACGATTCCAGTGAATTTGCTAGCCCTTCACCAGTGGCAGCAACGGACGATGGGATCGCGGAGATTTGGAACAAGGCAAAATCGTTGGCGGAATTCGTGGCAGAAAAGAACTTCAAGACTTACGAGCAAACCGCAGCACGGTTGGCGAAGGTGCTCGGAAGTGCCGTAGCAGTCACCGTAGCGGAACACGCTGCTGGTGCTTTCAACGATGTTGATTCGGGAGTGGTCAGCGTAGAGACTCTCGCTGAAGCGCAGGAAGAAGGAACCGCGTCAGTACCGGAGGACATGGCATTCTTTGAGCGATTGGTAGACGGGGAATAAAAGAGGGTAAAAACCTTGTTTTGGAGGGGGCTAGGGAGTTATAAGACTCTCTAGCCCCTTTTTTATGCCCCAGGAAGGGGTCTAAATGACCCCAGGATCAACGATTAGGGGGAAGGTGGGTCAGGATGGGGTCTTAGGACCTGGCATAGGCTAGGTCGCGTGCGCGAACGTGGGTATCCTCACCACTTCTGGTGGGTGCCATACCTTGATTGATCGTGGTGGCTGAGTTATTGTTGACCGTCTTGTTCACGTTGGTCATTGGGGCGAAGATTCCCGCCGGACCTGTCGCCTCCGCATTCCTTCTTGCTTCGGCTGCGCTGTTCAAGTCCATTCCTACTGTGGGGGCTGTGGCTGTCATTATTGGCGCACCGGGAGTCGCCGGCGTAACAGTTTGGGGAGTTTGTGAGACTTGCGCGGGTCCAGTAGACGCTACCACTTGGGGAGTTTGTGAGACTTGCGCGGGTCCAGTAGACGCTACCACTTGGGGAGTTTGTGAGACTTGCGCGGGTCCAGTAGACGCTACCACACTGGCTAGGGCTTGAGAAGCCTGTGCAACCATTTCGGGCAATCGTGTTTTGCGACCTTCATTGGTGTCTTTGCCAGGAGATACCCCGTAGGTTTGTTCATACGCGGCCGCCGTCAATTGTGTCAAGGCGGCACCCGTTGAAACCTTCTCAGGACTTCCGGTAACGGCTTGTAGTTGACCACTCGCTCCGACCACTTCCGCATTCAATGATCCTGACTTGAGAGTTTCTGCGGCTGCAACTTTTCCATCTGCGGGTATCTTGCTGGCAAATTGTGGTGCCAGTTTTGCTAAGACTGCACCGGTGGCTTCTGGTGTGGCTTTGGCTTCAGCATCTTGCTTGGCTAATCGTCGGGCAGCACTCGCTGATCCGCCTTTGGCAGCGGTTTCTAAGGTGGCTCGTCGTTCTGCTTTTGTTGGTGCTGCGCTTCCAAATGGGAGCTTGGCTAAAAGTTCCTGCACACCTTGAATGATGTTATCAAATACTTCTGCAATGTTATCAATGATGCTGTTGGTGGTATCGGAAATCCATGTGCCTGCATTAGAGAAGGCAGTTTTGACCCCATCCCACAAGTCTACCGCAGAATCTTTGAGGAGTGAGAAGGAGAGTTTGAGATTGTCCCATTGCTTTGCGAGCATAACACCCGCGGCGACCAACCCCAAGAATGCCGCGACAAGACCAAACTTGATTTTGCCGATCATGTCTGTCAGGAACTTCATGAAATCGCTACCCGCGTCTTTGGCTTTGCTAACGAGACCACCAACCCTCGTCGGCTTCTTTCTCGCGTTCTCAACAGAGGCTTCATCCTTGAGCGCATCCAACTGATCCTGAGACAGTTTTGAATCAGCTTGCAACAGCACTTCAATCCCAGTCAGGCGGGAAAGAACCTTCGTGAGCGTGTCGGCAATTTTTCCTAGCAGACCACCTTTTCCTCCATCCACCCGTTCAGCCCCACCGCCGACCCCACCAGTCTCCATTCGTGTTGGTGCACCAAAACTGGACTTCTTACCAAAAATAGAACTCGGCAATCCCCCTTCTTCAGCGGGGGCAAGGTCGGCAAATTCACGGACGGTGGATTCTTTGCGACCCATGACTTTACCCGCAAGGGCAACAGCCAAACGAGAACCCCCAGTCATTTTTTTGATGATATTGAGTGGGTCAAACCGATGCTTGAATTGCGCAACCTTGAGTCCGGCTGCCGCTTTCATCGCTCCGCCGATCCCACCCCCACCGGCGATATGTTCCGCAGCCACATCAGCCATAGACGCGCCTTGTTGCATCTGTTGACGATGTAGATTCCTCTGCATCTCCTTCAGCGTAGCCGATTGCGCCTTGGCTTGCTCGGTCTGAACTTTGGATTGCTTGATCGAGTCCTTCGCAATCTTAGTTTGATCTTTGACTACCTTGGCTTGCTCGGTCTGAACTTTGGATTGCTTGATCGAGTCCTTCGCAATCTTAGTTTGATCTTTGACTACCTTGGTTTGCTCTTTGACTACCTTGGTTTGCTCTTTGACTGCCTCGGTCTGCTCATGTGTGGCTGTAACCTGTTCGGTTGAGACTTTCGTTGTGGATTGCTGTAGCCCTTCAAGCTCGGTGTGCATCTGCGCGAACTGGGCATGCAGTTCTTTAACGTAATCTTCAATGGGGTCGTTTTCGTTAGCCATGTGGACGATTCCTCTTTGCGTTCGCTTGTTTGATTCGCTCGTTTTCTTTCTCAACTCGTTGCTGCACTAAGGTCAAATACGCAGACCGTTCCCACGGCATCATTTCTTCCAGTTCGGTGATTGAGAACTTATGATCCTGAACCAATGCGAACGTGGTGATGTAGTAGTTCGCTAGATTATCATGACCCAGGATTATCCGAAAAAACTGTCAAGCCCTTTGATCTCAATGTTATCCTCAAACCCGCACTTCGGGCACTTGAAGTTCAATGTGGTTTCGATCTTGGGCATGGTATCAAAGAATGCGTCCATCTTATCCACCTGGGGTTTGGTCATATCTTCCACGAAGGCAATGACCTCTTCCAGTAGAACATCCTTCGTGAACACCACTGCATTCTGATCGCTGATGGATTCAATACAATCCACGATGAAGGAGAACGATTCGTCCTTCTTCAACTCCTTACTGAGGACATTGCGAAAGGATTTGAATGTAGGGTAGCGCATCGTCAGCCCAATGGTATCGGTCAATTGGATATACTTGGCATGCCCTGTATCAAACTTTGGCTGAATGGATAACAAGTCTACCTTATACTCCGACACGGCATTGCAGATTTCGCTATTCCCGCTTACGGTATTGGCAATGGACTGATTACACTTGTATTTGAGCGTGACCACTTCCCCGATGCTGCGAGCGCGAAGTTGCAGGAACAAGAACTCAATATCAAAGAGAGGCAATTTATCAATGTCAATGCCCGATATTGCCCCTACGCAGTTATCCAGTAGCATCTTCACCGCAGCGATGATCGCCACCGTATCCTTGGATTGTTGCGCCATAAGAAGAAGTTTTTCTTCCTTGACGAGGAATGGTCTAAAGGACACTTTCAAACCGGATGGGCACGTTGCTTCAAATAACGGAACGGTCAATTTTGGTAACAATGCCATAATGAATCACCCCTTAGATAAATTTTGATTTTGATGACTGAAAGACCCCACCACTACTGCCCTTCGGAGGAACTGGGAAAGGGTTGCTGATATTGCCCTCGGCGCTCTTGGGCGTTGGCATATGCGATGCCCACAGGATATAGTATTCAAATGCAAGGGTAACGGTGGTGCGATGAATCCCATCCTCTGACCATGACACAGGCATTTGGTTAATGGCAGTGGGAAAAGAGTTTTTCAGAGTCCACTCGGCAATCCTACGCAAGCCGCCAGTTGGGGTTGACTTTCCCGTTTTGGTTGTGTCCTCGTCGTCTTTATCGTCAAACATAACATCATACTGAGTCAGGAAACAATCGAAGCGGGTTGCATTGGGGTAACTGAGTAGGTTATTACCAACGGAAAAAATTGAATTCAACCACGTCTCAAAGAATGAACGAATTACAAAGTTAGACGTTTCCACGAATGACAGAGTAATTTCTTGATACACTACTGAGTGTGTGGTCTTATAACTTGGACCATACACGCGAGAGTCATTGGTCACCAATTGGCGACCAGGCAGTTCGGTGGTTTCGCAGCGAATTGATAGCAGACGCGCTATGTCTGGAAAATTCCCATCTTCTTTGACACCAGCAGTAAACCGAAAGTGAGAAGTTTTGGCAACTCCCTCTTGGCTGATCGATGAGAGAAATTCAACTAATGGTCCTACAGGCATAGTGATCCCTTCTAAATAGTGGATATGCCTATTTATAACACACGAAGGAACCTATGAACTGTAAATTATGTAGCACACCAACCAAATTGAATGCACATCGGAAGTTCAAGATGTTTTGTAGTCTGGCGTGCCGATACACTAACTCTGGATTCAAGCCTGGAAACACCATGAGCATCGGTAGACCAAAGGGGTCAAAGAACCGAAATCCCTATCCCATGACTGATGCGGTGGTCCGTAGGATGGGGATATTGAATTCTCGTACACGGATAGGCACACCCCATACTGAGGCGTATAAGGAACACATGTCCAAATTGACCTGTGAGAGGATCAAAATGAATGGAAAGAGCGTTAGTTACAAAGGAATCTTCACCCCCAAGTTTCCTAAAAAATATGTCGGAAATGTGAACAACATTGTATACCGAAGTCACTGGGAATTGAAGATTATGCACCAGTTGGATCAATCACCGGGGGTGATAGAATGGGCAAGTGAGGAATTGGTGATCCGATATTATGACCCTGTTAGAGAACGATTCAGAAGGTACTTCCCCGATTTCCTCGTCAAATCTAAAACAAAGGATGGATTCAAGAACACAATCATTGAGATAAAACCAGACTACCAGACCAATCTTAGGGCTGCGCCGCAACGAAAAACCAGACAGTATCTCAAAGAGGCTATGGATGTGGCAACGAATCAGGCAAAATGGAAGGCGGCAAAGGAGTTCGCAGACGAACAGGGTTGGGAGTTTGTAGTTCTCACAGAAAAGAACTACTCTTTCTGAACACATAAATAGACACATGACTATTATCAAACAAATCAAAGAACAAGCCGAGAAGAAGAATGTGGATTTCACCGCCGCATTTGGTCGGGCGTGGCTTCTTCAGAAGATGGCAAAACTGAATCCCACT